GTCTGTTTCTCTAACACCGATGCATTTGCACAAAATACAGCCCAATCTGGCCAACTTAGCATATTTTTCTTTTTCAGCTTTAGTCATTAATAAAGTTGCGTTAAATCCACATATTTGAAAAGCTCGACAGGCACATCGTAATAAAATTCATGCTTTTCATTATCCTTTAACTTTACCTGAGGATGAGAAAATACTTTACTGCCCTTGATCCAATACGCATGTTTCATGCAATGCGTTAGCGCAAAGAATAATGTATTTTCCACCTCTAGCATGTGCTTTTTGCGTCCAGGCACATGAATAGTATTAAAAGGGCAATACGGTGTCCAGGAGCGGACTTCTACTTCTACAAAGCCCACATGCTTGCCTGCTCGATATATAACTAAGTCCGTCCCATATATGTCAGGGTTGTCTACAGCATCAACACCCCACATATTGTTTAGCCAAGCCGTAACCGCAGCCCTGGCAGGCGGATCGTATCGATCATGCAGCCCTTGGTCAAACTTTTTTATTCGCATTTTCGCCAGCAAAGTCTTGTAATACTAGGGCCATTTCTACCATGTCAGTTGCTATTTCATAAGCTCTATTTGAGTTATTTTTAAGCATCATATCGTGGTATTTTTTAAGAAGGCTGTTTAAAACGATATAGGGTAAAGAGTAGTCTTTCATTTGGTGCTTCCTCCAAAAAGTTGTGCTTCTAAATATTTAACGCTGCCTTGAAAGCAATCATTCCATTTATTGAACCAGTAGTTGGTTTCGTTCCTATACTGCTCAATCTCTTGATATTGAAATTTAATAAATTCAATAATTTCCTGTTCGTTGATTTCCTGCAAATAATCAACAATATCTTCCATGCTACGTTTCATAAACTCTCCTTTCTGCGGTTTGCGCTTAGTGTTTGCCATATTTCTGTAATACGAATTTCATGCTGGCGCTTGTTATCCAGCGTTTTATATTCTTTAAAGGTATCGGCCCACTCTTCTACCGCTTTGCTATGAGAAGGGCTGTCTAGTGCCTGGGCCTCTCGCTCAGCTACTGTTCCTTGAGATAGTAAAAACGCATGCGCTTTAGCCTGTTTAATCCACTCTTCCAAGCGTTTAACCTCGCCAGCCAAAATTGCATGATCTTCATCGGTTGAAGATAAAAATATCAAAGCCTTTTCTACTCGGCTGTCGTTTAAATGCTCCAAATCACTCATCGCCAATCTCCCATCCTTCCTCTATTCCCCTTCTTCCACTGTTCCGATACGTCATGTAAGATTCTTGCAAGTCGTGGGCTAAATCCAGGAGATCGTAAATACTCTCTAAAGCGCTGTAATCCCTGCTCGTTTCTGAATCTAAGAAGCCATCGAACTTCGCACTGGTGACGATATTCTTCGCTGCTTTTGAATTCTTTTTCATTCAATTTGCCGCCTTTCTTTTCTCACGTTGAGCTACGATAAAGTTGCGCATTTCGTAATAAGAATTAAACCTAGCCTTTGATGGATCACCACACTCGGCCCTATACGCTGCCTCAATTTGGGAATCCGTTCCTAAAGGTAATTCTTTTGTTTTGGTAATAGGGTCTATGTTTTCTACCCAATCTGCTTTAAATCCTCGCCATCCTCTTTGACAGCAAAGTTCCATTACAGCCTCTAGCGTCATCTTGGCTTTTGCTGCCTCTTTTGCTAAACCTTTTAATGCGGTTTCGGTTAAAGGCGCTTTGTGGCTTTTACGCAACTTTAAGAAATCCTGAAAAACCGAATCATTAACCCCTTCAGGGGTCTTAGTATTTATTTGGTTCTTGGTTCTTGGTTCATGGTTCTTGGTTGGCATTGGGGGGTGTTTAGGGGGGCTATCGCTAGGCAATAGGGTGGGTATTTCTTTATTCCACCGTTTGGCTGCACCCTTACGTCCACCCTCAGCCATCGCCTTATAGCGTGAAAGCTCTTCTGTGGCTCTTTTATTGGTCCAGGCTACCTTACCTTCATCTAGCTCAAAAAACTCGCCCAAAACCGCTAAAACAGCCTCCTGTTTCGATTTTGTCCGCCTAGCAAGAATAGGTATGTCGTTTATCAAAGGTTTCTCGGTCAAATAGTAAAGGTCAATCAATCGTCTGTAGGCTAAATCTTCTTCATTCGTTAGATGGGCTGTGTGGCTTATATAGTCACCTATGTGAAATGGATAAAAGTTCATGTTTAGCCCTGGAAAAGATCAGGCCGTAACAATTCCTTGGTTAAACGACCTTCTGATAGCCGTTCTAGGGTTTTTATATGCTTTAGCGGAATCTGCTTTCTAGCCACCCATTGATATACAGAAGACTCCCTAATACCTAGCTGGTGGGCCAAATTTGCTAAAGAACCGAACTCCATTTTCAACTCATAAAACTGATTCATGTAGTAATTCTCCTTCTATTTGTCGCAAGAATAGCATGTTTTGGTAAAAAGCAACAAATATTTTAATTAGGGATTGTCCTAATATAAAACTCGACATTTCTACGACTTTTGAGGTATAGTTCTTTTACGCAGTAAATTTTTTAACGAGTGATGAAGGGAAAGCAAATGAAAACAGCAATTATTGAAATAGTCGGTGTAATACTTTTAGGCATACTTCTTGGCTGCATGTTTGGGTGGGGGTTCTAATCATGGGAATGTCTAGACACGATGCGTATTACGAACCTGACAATTACGATGACCGCACCGATGAAATAGAAGAGCGCACTTGGGAGCTTCTAAAAGTTGGCGGTAAATTTGATTACAGAACTACCAGCGCTATTGCAGAAATGCTCTCAGAGCTTGGGGTTGACGATTCTAAAGCTATTCAGGATGTTATTGATTCAGGCGATTATGAGGCGCTTGGTAGAAAACTAATCTCTATGTCTTGCGATTACCACGAACGCTACGCTAGAGAAATTGCCGAGTTTGAAATTTACGATTAAGGAGTAAGTGATGGCTAAGAAAAAGACCGAGTATTGCCCTAAAACGCAGGCCCTTTGGGAAATGTTTAACTGGCATGACGAACATACCGCCATGCTGGTAATTCTTAGGGAATACCTAAGCAATCCGCATTACACCAAGTTTTACGCTGAAAGCATGATCAATAGAATGATTAGCGATCAGATTACAAACCAATACGACATGATGAATACAGCCAAAATTGAGATATAGGAGAAAGCTATGCAATATCAAGGCAAATTGTGGGATAGATATCAATGTTATTTGGCTTTTACAGACGATAAACCGCCAAAATCTTTTGACGAATGGTTAAATTCTTAATAGGAGTAAGTGATGAGTAAATTTTTAGAACTACGCAAAATTAATGTCAATGAACACACAGACCGCAAGGGTAAATTTACATATTTAAGTTGGGCATGGGCTGTAGACCAGCTTTTACAGCAAGACCCAGGTGCAACTTGGGAATATAAAGACCCCATGTATTTTGCCGAGACCTTGATGGTATTTTGCTCGGTTAACGCTTTTGGCAAAACTATGACGGCCCAGTTGCCTGTCCTAAACCATCAAAATAAAGCTATACCAAACCCCAACGCAATGGAGGTAAATACCGCCATGCAACGCTGCCTTGCCAAAGCCATCGCCTTACATGGCATTGGTTTGTATATCTACGCAGGCGAGGATATTCCTGAAGAGGACACACCTGACCTAACGGACCAGGCAGATACCTGGGTAAAAGCCATCAATACAGCTAAGGACATCGATGAACTCAAAGTCATATACGGTAATGCCTATCACCAGCTCTCAAAAGATAAAACCGCAGTCGCTAAGATTTCCGCAGCAAAAGATGCCAGAAAGTCAGAATTGGCAACTCAAAGCGATGTTTGATGAAATTCTAAGAAAGGCAAATGATGAACGCAAAACAAGTAGCTGATGAGTTGGAAAACATTTATTGGATACAGGGCGATGGAAAAGGCAAACCATTTCAGCAGTATGCAGACTTTGTACGCCAGCAACAAGCTGAAATAGAAAATTTAAAAAATGCAAATAGATTTATTCAAAATTTTGCAGAAGAACAGCATCAGAGAGCCGTAGCATTAGAAATGCGTGAACTAACAGATGCAGAAATAATTGAAATTTGGAGTGGTATGGAAACTGACACAGGCGAACAAAACATTATTTTTGCTAGAGCAATACTAAGAAAGGCAAGCGAATGAATCAAGAACTATTACACAAGCTATTTGATTACAAAGAAGGCAAATTGTATTGGAAAGAAAGCCCAAGCCGTAATGTAAAAGCTGGTGATATTGCTGGTCATTATGGTAATCGTAGGTATGCCCAAATCCGTATAAATGGCAAATATTACTTAAAACATAGACTTGTGTATTTATATCATCATGGACATTTACCGCCTGAACCATTGGTTATTGACCATATAAATCGTAATCGGTTTGATAACACAATTCAAAATCTAAGGGCAGTTACAAAATCAGAAAACCAAAAAAACAATAAATTTAAGGCACAAGACAAATGATTGAATCTTTAGTAAAGCCTAGCCCTTTAGATAACGATGTAGCTGTAATGAAAATATTACAGCTTATGGGCCAAATTAGCCTGCGAGACCTAGAGTATGTTTTAAAAGTAGTGGCTGCCGTATATAAAAAGGTTTCCTAACATGACAACATTTACAACAGATGACCGTATAGCAGCAGAGCCTATACCTTTTGCTGGCATAGTAGATTTGACCGTAAAACAAGGCACAGACGAATGGCATCAACTGCGCCTTGGCAAAGTAACGGCTTCTAGGGTTGCCGACATACTTGCAAAGACAAAGACAGGGCCTTCAGTTAGCCGAGTCAACTACCTGATTGAGCTTGCCTTACAACGAGTTACAAAGGCCCTAGAGCCATCTTACACCAACGCATCAATGGAATGGGGAACATTAACTGAACCGCAAGCGAGGGTAGCTTATGAAGTTGCAACTGGTAATTTTGTTGATCAAATCCCTTTTATGGATCACCCTAAAATTAAGTGGTTCGGTTGTTCTCCTGATGGCCTGGTTGGGGACGATGGACTCATTGAGATCAAGTGTCCTAACTCTCCTACACATTGGTCTTATATAAAGGCAGATGAACCGCCCAATAAATATGTAATACAAATGCAGGCGCAGATGGCGGTTACAGGACGTAAATGGTGCGACTTTGTATCGTTTGATCCTAGGATGCCTGAACGCAGCCAGCTGTATATAAAAAGAGTTCCTAGGGACGGTGAGTTTATTCTTTTTATGGAGGCAGAAGTAGCTAGTTTTTTAAGAGAAGTTGAGGAGGAAGTAAATTTAATGGAGAGCAAAGATGCTTAAAGAAATAAAAGTAATCTATTCATGCAATATTGCTGGATATAACACCCATCTAATAGACAAAGCAGAGCTTATGAAATGGCTTGATGGCCAATTTAAAGCGTATGTTGGTGCAAAAGATATTGGAATCATGGGTAATTCACAACTAGAAACTTCGGAAAAGGAATAAATATGTCAGTCAAATACTTTGTAAAAGCAGCCGTTTCGGAATACACCGATAAAGAAGGCAAATCAAAAAAGAAATATCAATCTATTGGTGTTGTAATGGAAACCAAGCATGGCCTAATGCTTAAGATTGAAACCATTCCTGTATTTGCCATGAAGGAAGGATCAATTTTTGCTTATTTAAATGAACCTGAAGATAAGCCCCAGGGATATTCTGCGCCACAGAATTTAAGCCAATTGGAAGAAGACGTTCCGTTTTAAGGAGTAATTATGCTAAGAGTTGAAAAGTTTAAGGAGCGTTTTCCTGATGCTCCTGATAATGGAACGGCCCAAAAATTATGGGAAACCGCCTGGAACGAGGCTATAAAGACAGCAATTAAGCACATTGACATTTATACGACCTTGGACCAAGCTACAGCTAGGGCCTATGCCATGAATATTATGGACGAACTGGAGGGACTTGCATGAACGATCACATTTGGACCGCAGCAGGAACTGATATTGAAGAGCGCTGGAAGGCTAAATATGGATGGGTTAGACCATCTGAACAGCCTGAATACCAAGCCAAGTTTAAATATTACCAAGAACTGCCCCTAAGGAAACTTGACGATGAAGCCAAGGTTCAATACGAGGCAGTTTTAAGAAAGGCTAAAGTAGCCAGGGTTCGTTAGTATTTCCGCATGTTTGGAAGAGGCGCTTCTGCTTGGCTTTTGCCTTCAGGATGCGCTTTTTCCATTGGTAAGCTCATGTGCTTGTCTAATTTGGCTTCTAAACGCTTTAATTCGTGTTCTGTGGCCTTTTCATGCTCTCGCTCTACTATGTAGTGGCCCTTGGTCTTGCCGTCGCTTGCAGCGCCTGTAATCTTGAAATTATCTGCTTTCATTTTATGCTCCTAAAATATCCATTGCTCGGTGAATTGCGGAAATACGCTGGTCCAACCCTAGTGTGCCACCATTGATTCGTTTTGTCATAGTTAGCCAATCTTCAACATCAGCGCAGGCATTTAAGCCCTTTTTATTCCAAAACCAGCCAGCCGACATAGCAGCGTTTTCAGGCTGTAAAAGTAATTCAGGGGTATCTGTCAACGGACGATTAATTGCATCACCGCATACAGTGTAATTAGAACGACCAGTAAGCTGAATAATGCCTCGTCCATGAAATCTCCATCCATCTCCGTCTTGTGAATTGCCTAAATCGGCTCTACCGCCATAAACCTTGTTCGCTATCTTTTCAGGGTTGTTTTCGTATTTTTCAGCAGTATCCGTATCAGGAAAACGGCTAGGCCATACTCGCATCAGCGCTGCAGCAGAATAATGAAGATTCTCTTCCAAATTCTTAAAATTATTAGATTCATGCTGGCATTGACCGATAAACGCAGCTTGGCGTTTCGGTGTATTAATCTCGTATTTATTAAAAGTCGCATTTAATGGGTCTAGCCATTTAGAGTCAATCCCTAGCGCTGTAAGTTGGTCAATGTTCATTTAATTTACTATTTTCTATAATCCAGTCCTGCAATGATACTAGTTGGGCTGTTGTGCTGGCGCATTGCTCGGTAAGAGATACCACGTTAACGGTTTGGCCATTAACTGTGATGGTGGCTGAGGCATCGCTGGTGGACAGGCTACTGGAACTGGAGTAGTGCATCCTGCCATACATAGCATGAATAGAAGCGATCCTTGCTTCATAAGTCTGTTTAATTCCATCATTTATTAACTCCTGTTCCTTTTGTATTGCTTTTGTTTTATCTGCTTGCTCTTGCGCCACAATAGCTTGCTGATCCACATAATGAGCAAAACGCAAATGCTCGACATAATAACCACTGAATACAAGAGCAAAATATAGTGCAATTTTGTAGTAACCACTAAACCCACCTGTAAATAATGAAATTAAAAAGTTCATTGTGGCTCTGCACCAGCCATGTGTTTTGCTGCTACTGAAGCTGCGCCTGAGCCTGATACGATACCTAATGCGCCAGCTAACTCAGTAAGGCTAATTTCATGCCCTGCATAAATAAGATAAATTGCTGCACCAGCAACTACTACAAAACCCAAAAACCAAGCCCACCTTGCAATATCATGGGTTTGATTATCTTTTCCAGTCAAAATATGAGTAAAAATTTCGTTCATTTTTGATTTCCAGCTAATAAAGCCACTATTACAGCAATTAACTGCATAGTCCATTGACGAGTATCTCCTGTAGTAAGGCAAGGAATCCAGTCAAGAATACAAAGCGAACCTATTGTTGCCGATATTCCAACAATATAAACCAACAACCAAATAAGAACTAATCGGTAATTATTATTCATTTTTGCGTAAAGTAATGAGCAATAAAACCAACTAAAGAACTTATACCTGATACAACCATCATGCCGACCCAAAAGCCTCCACGACCTTTATTTGCCATAGCAAGTAGTTCTTTGATATCGTGGCGCATTTCAGCTACTTCTCGCTCCATAGCTTCTACCTTGGACCACATTACCCCTATTTTAACTGGATCAATCTCAGACATGATTACGTTTTCTGTATAAAGGCCAATGAATAATATAGTGGAACGTTTGTGCCACTGTTAGTTACAACTCCTGAACTTGCAAAGCCACCTGTATTTCCAACACCATAAGTATTGCCTGCACCTACTATAAATGAATCTCTTAAATCAGGAGTGCCGTTTGATCCGTTACAAATTACATAGCCAGCTGGAATAGAACCGATAGAGCCTGACCACATAATAATTGCGCCAGTAGGAATAGCTGTAGTGGAACTTGTAGAGGTTGGAATAGCATAAATATTGTCATAAGTCTGAATAACGGCATTTGTAGAATCTGCCAAAACAAACTTATATGAATAACCTGTAGTTAGCCAAATCTCAAAAGGTGGTCTGCCGTCTGTTCCTAATACGATAGGATTGGTATTTGCAACAGCGCCTGTTGAGTCTGTATAGGTAGCCAAAGGGGTGCTAGAGCCTGCCTGGTAGCTATATAAATAACCGCCAGCTAATGGCAAGCCTGTAGTGGTAAAGAACTGAAATCCGTTACCTATTGGGGATAATAAGACTGACATTATTGATTACCTTTTTCTTTTTGAACTTGTTGCAAATAAGATTGGAAAGAAGCCAATGGAACTTTGCCAGCGCCTATATTGCTTGGCGCTTGTAATAGCTGTTTTAAAGTTGATTGACCAATACCTTTTTCAAGATAAGAAGCAAAAGCAGGGTTATTTAATGCTTTTTGAATTAACTTAGGAGCGACAACACCTACGGCTATACCTTTGCCAGCGCCATATATATCACCTTCTCTCAAAGCCTCACCAACACCCAAGGCAGCAGGAAGCGCAGCGGCATTTAGTATGCGAGCAGTTGTTCCGCTATTTGGTAATTTTTCAGGCAATACATTTTTGCCAGCAGCAGCCAAATTAGCTAACTGTGGATCTTCTGCATAGAAAGAATAACGTTTGCCTTTAGTTTTTAAAGAGTTATATAGTTTAGATGGGCTAATTTCACCAGTTGAAAAGTCGGCAACATCCTCGACTTTACGCATATTGCCCCATTCTTTATTAGCTTGTTTAAGCAAAGCAACGTCGGCTTTGTTGCCATAAAACTCGGCTGAGTCGCTTAAACCTTTATTTAATAAGTCTCGTAAATCTCGAGCATATCCAGCAACATCAACATCCTTGCTTCCTGACAATCTATCCAATCGCTTTTTAAGATTTTTATATTGAGCGGCATCTAAATAACCGCTATTTTGCTCAGCTTTTGAAAGAATATCGTCAATATTTTTTTGAATAATTTGATGCTCTGAATCTTTTAATGTATGCATAGCATCATCGTTTAATTCATTTAAAGCATTTTTAAATTGCTTATCGATACCAATATTGACTCTAGTAGCCACGTCATCATAAACATTGCCAATTCTATCTTTTGCAGCAGTAATTACTTCAGGAGTAATATGCTCTGCATCTTCACCAAATGTTTTGGCAATAGCCTTGTTATATGCTGCCTTTTGAGCGCCTGCAAAAGAAGCCTGTGCGCCTGCGGTAATTGGGTTATCAGATAAAAAAGCCTTAGCTCTTTCTAATACTTTTGAACCTGTAGCCTGGGCTGCGTCTAAAGGAATACCAGCATCTTTTAATATTTGAACGGCTTTTTCACCAACAGGGGATAGTTGTTTTGCAATAGGTTGAGCAATACGACCAATAGCTTTAACACCAGCCTCACCGCCTGCACCAGCAGCAGCGCCACCAAGCATATTAAAGGCTCTGTTTTCACTTTCTAAAGTAGGCTGAACAGCGCCCATACCTGCGCCTGTCATAGCGGTTTTAGCAATAGTGCCACCTGGAAGCAAGAAAGCCTGTCCTAACTCGCCAGCTACGTTTCCAGCTAAACCTGCGCCAGTTCCTAATATTTCCTCATTAGCTTTTCTTTGAGCCAATATTTCTTGCTGGCGGTTTGCAGCAACTTCTTTAGCTGAAGGCAATCCGAGCTTTTCACCAACCTTAGATACTTGTGGGAATTTCTCTTCAAAATATTGCGCTAATGGGTCTAATACTTGGCCAACACCAGTTATGGTTGTTTGACCTGAGGCTTTTAAACCTTTGGCAAACAACTCGGTATTTGACATAGGCTGCCCCTTTTCATTTAAAGGACGAGCTTTTTCTACTTCAGAAGCGTTGATTGGTTTAGAAACTTCAACCTCAGATGGATTGATCGGCTCATAGCCTGAAACTGTTACAGATGAATGACCTGTTTCAACTTGGCTTGGATCAATAGGAGGCAACTTCATGGATACCTTTTGCAGATACCCTTTCGTTTCAGAAGCTGGCGGTTCGCCTCCAGCAACTACAGCTTGGCCTGCTTTACTACCACCGTTGTAATGGGCCAAGGCAGCTTTAAAGCTACCGTATTGTTTTTGTAAATCAGATAAATATTGCGCTGCGCCATGAGCAGAACTTACAGGATCATTTACATCAACCCCATAAGCCTGAGCGGTGGATGGCATAAATTGAAACCGACCTTTAGCACCCTTGGGGCTTTCTGCCGTATCTTTTCCGCCACTTTCTACGGATTCGACAGCAGATAAAGCGCCTTCAGGAAGGCCGTATCTTTGCTCTAAAGAAGCATAAAGATTATCCATTATTTATATTCCCAAGACTTGCCACCATCATAGCTTACAACTGGAACTTTACGACCATCCTTGGTTTTATACGTTCCAAAAGTAGGATTGCCCTTTGGCTGAGTTTTTGCCTCTGGGCTTAAATATTTGTTTCTAATATGTTGTTGTGCTTCTGCAACATGGGTGTCAGGATTTAACTGTTTGTTTTTTGTTTTCTCTAGCAAAAATTGCTGTTCATCGTAAGCCATTTGATTTTGCTTATGAGCAAAGTCAAAGAAACGCTTTAATGCTCTTGGGTCGCTAGTGACGTCTGGATTATTTTTAAGATAATCATTCATCATATTAGCTGTTGGGTTGCCTTGTAATTGACCAATACCGCTAGTAACGGCTTGCGCAATAAACTTGTTAAAAGATTGGGTTGCTGATAAATCACCGCCTGCAACCTTGTCTACCAAGTCTTGTGGAGCGCCAATAGCCTGTAATCTTTGAGCAATATCAGCATAAGCCCTAGCGCCTGCGCCTGGCTTAAATTGATTCATAAGTTGCTCTGCCTCGTTGATACGAGAATCCACCTGAATAGCACCACCAACCCTGCCAGTTAAGTCTTTTTGGTAATCGTTGAAATTAGCGACCCCTGGTGTTGTTGGAAGTAAATTCTGTGTTCCACCTTGAACGTTTGGTGCTGTAACTGTTCCTGCAGCCCTATTAGTTAAATAAGGTGTTCCTTGTGCGTTTGCATTAAATTGTGGCAGTGCAGCAGCGTATTTCTCAGAGTTAGTAGCTAGACTATTTCTAATTTTTGCCAATAAGCCTTTATAGCCTGCAACATCATTATTGTTTAAATGCTCTTCAGCTTGTTGATAAAGAGTATCAATTGCAGGTGAATGACCAAAAGTAGAGGTCCACTGTTTAGTTGCAGATAACTCCTTTTTTAAGCCTTTAATATCATTGCTTTTATATGCCTCAGAGTTTTCTAATCCAGTGATAGCGCCACCAGCCATAGCGACTTGATTTTGTAATAAGTCTAATTGGGACTTTTCAGATTGCGCTTTTGCCTGAGCAATTTCTGCTGGCATTGTTGCTGCTTGTTTTTGATAGGCCTGAACACCTCTAGCCATATTGACAATATCGCCTAAATTATTGCCATATTGCTGTGGCTTAACAGTTAAATCGGTATCAAAGTTATAACCTGCCATATTAAGCTCCTGCTGCGCTTTGGTTTTGACCTAATAAACTAGCCAATAATAAATTGTTTGCAACGCCTGTGGCTGCACCTGTGTAAGCATTAGCCTGACCAACTTGACCTGCTGCCAAAGCTGAAGCGCCACCCACTCCAAGTTGACCTTGTGTGGTTGCAGCATTCTGCGCAAGGTTGCCAGTTTGCTGTTGAGAGGTTTGACCAATACCAGCAATTCCTGCCAAAGTGTTATAAATATTTTGACGTTGATTTTGATAGTTTTGAAATGCGTTTTGATAGTTAGTTTGTGCCAAACCTTGTGTGTAATTTTGCAGCCCTTGTAAAGCATTACCGCCAACTCGACCACCTAATGCGTTTGCAGCGTTTAGATTGGCATTTTGCCCTTGCTGTAATTGGAAGGCATAGCCAGGTGATAATTGAGCGTTTAAATCACTTGCATTGAATTGATTGGTTAAATAACCTGATCCTGTGCCTGCGGTTGTAGGATTGCCATTAGCGTCATATTGAACATAATTGCCAGGCATCAACGAATTGATCGTATTTAAAGCGCCATAGCCTGTTGTTCTATAAGGTTGCTGTTGTTGATTTTGAATATTAAACATATTCGCTGTCAACTGAGATGCGTTGTTTGCTGCATTAGATTGAATTTGCGCTGCTTTATTTGAAGCATTTGCTCCCAATAAACCGCTTAAAAGGCTAGAACCAGCTTGAACTCCTAAAACTGTTCCCAAATTACCCCCTAAACCGCCACCTAAAGCGCCTAAAGCGCTGGTCGTAGCTGGTGCAGCCAATC